AAGTTGCGGAAGAAGGCGAGCCGGGCATATTCCGGGTCGAGCAGCAGCCCCATATCGATCGGCAGCCAGCGCGACGGCATCGCGGTCACCCGGCCGCCGTCGGTGGCGATCACATCGACCGTGGCCACAACTTCGGTCTTGCCGACCAGCACCTGGGTCGACTCACGGCCTTTGAAATGCACCAGCCCGCGCTTGATGTTGTAGGGCACGATCAGCCGGGTCGGTTCGGCGCCGTCGGCATAGGCCTTGGCCATCGCATCGCCGAGCATCGCCTCGGTAAAAGGGACATCCGCCGGATCGGCCCAGACATCGGTCGAGGCCACCGGCAGGCCGGTCGTGGTGCCAAAGACGTGCGTGCCCTTGGTGCCGGCCTTGTCAGCCGCCCGGGCGATCTGGTGCGGAATCGACTCGGTCTTGCGGATGCCGGTGGTTGAATCGTCCGAGGACTTGGCCTGACGCGAGAAGGCGATCACCTCGACGTCGGACTTCAGCGCCTTGGACTTCATGGCCATCTGGTGGGCCATCTCGGAATTCTTGCCGGCCTGGTCGGAAGCCTCCTGCGAAGCCGAGACGGTGGCGTCGCGCTTCGAGATCTGGGTCAGATTGGTCTGCCGCACGGTCGGCGTCGCCGGCGAGCGGACCAGCTCGAACCCTTCTTCCTGCGCATTGTTGGCATCGACGACCGGCATATTCTCGGTCTGCCAGTCGAAAGTTCTATTCTTTACATTGCGGCGACCGATCATACTGACACCTGGGGTGTCAAATGGATCGATGTTATAGATGCGATCGCTCAAGTCTTCGCGGTTGCCGCCCGCCTGATATGTCGTAAATGCATTGGCTACTTTGGCCATGGTTAACCCTCGCGGTCGAGATCCTGTTCAAATGCACGCGCAGCATCACGGACGCTGCCTGTGCGTTGGAGACGGCGCTCAGCTCGGGCTTGACCATTGGGGGCGGCTCTTGACGAGATGGCACCCGGCCTCAGACTTCCTTGCTGTCGGACGGGCTTCGGCTTGTTGGCCATCAGCGCATCCAATTTGGCGGCCTTGTACAGAAGCATGGTTTGGCGCGCATCGCGCAAACTTCCGAGTTCCTGCTCCGTAATGCCGACCGACATGGCGGTGCGGATCATCGATTTCCGGTCCCGGTCCCACCGCTTGGCGTCGGCCCATTCCGGGACCAGCGTCACAAGCTTGCGTCGTTCCGTATCCTCAAAAATCGCTTCTTGCCGCTGCCGCTCCCGCGCCTGTTCCTCTTGCACCTTTTGGTGCTCCAGGTGCAGCTGCCCCAGCTTTTCTCGGTAGGTGCGCCATTGGCGTTCCAACTTGGCGGCTTCGACGGGGTTTTCGTCGTAAAGCTTGTCCCAGTCGGGTTCCTGAGGCTGCAACGAAGCCAATTGCTGCTGCAAGGCGGGTATCAGAGCCGAGTAGTATTCCCGCCCTTGGGCGAGATCGGCTCGTTCCTTTTCGACGTGCTGGGCGACCTGCTGTAATTGGTTCAAGCGGCGGTGAAACGTTTCGGCGCGGACATAGCCGTTGAGTGCTTCTTGGAGCGAAACCTCGGCTGGTTCTCCGTCCACGGTCACCCGCACGACCTGAGCCAAATCAAGCTCGGCCTGTTCTTCGTCCTCCTCTTCCTCGACTTTAGCCGGACGAGCATCCTCGTCCTCTTCCTCGGCGTCAATATCCGGATCGTCGGCTTCCTCGCCTTCGATCTCGCGCTGTGGAAACAGATCTTCCTGTTCGACCCCTTCCGCGAGCTCGGCCTTCTCGCGGCGCGGCGCAGGCTTGCCTTCCTCCTGATCGAGGACGGCCTCGAAATGATCTGCGAGTTCGGTATCAGCCATGAGTCACCTATGTCGACAATCGACGCCGGCGCTCACTCGCGGCGCGCAGCATCTTGGGGTCATCCACCAGTCGGATCAGGTCGGCCTGCAGCGCCCTGAGCGCCATGATCCGCAAGTGGCAGGCGGTCGCCGCCGACGAGCCGGGCTCGGCTCGCACCAGGGCCTCGAAGGCATCGGTCTCGAGCTTGCCGTAGATCTCCTGCAGCAGCGGGTTGTCGAGCAGCTCCTGGGCGTCGGCCGCCCGCTCGTCGCGCTGCAGCATGTCGATCGGCTCACTCATCGACGCTGCCCAAAGTTCGGCGGCAAGTTCAATTGCGGCGGCAAGGGCGCTGGGAGGGGCGCTGGAGGCGGTCCGGCCTTGGAGGGCTGTGGGACACCCGGATTAGGCTCTTGGGGCTGTAGCGGCTCCGGAGGGCCGCCAAAGGGCGCCACAGGTGGTTCGGGGATGCCCTTGGCCGACGACTTGGCCTCTTCCGGCCGGGTGGCGTCGATCGCCATCTGCACGGCGTTCTGGTCCAGCTCGGCGCCCTTGGTCTGGATCTCGGCGCCCTTGATGGCGATCTCGGCATCGAGCTTGTCGCGCTCGCGATCGTCCTTGAGCCCCATCTCGATGGTCTTGACCCGCGCATCGGTCAGCGTCTTGACCACCTGCGCCCGAACCTTGTCGGCCTCGGCCTGAGCATAGACCATCTCGGCGTTGGGCTTCTCGCCGGCGGCTTTGAGGGCTGCCTGCAGCTGCTGCGGGTCGATCGGCTTGAAGTAGCGCGAGACATTCTTGACGCCCGAGATCGACAGCAGGTCGGTCAGGGTGTTGCGAAACTCCATCGGCCCAACCATCGGGTTGTCGACGCCCTGGCTGGCCATGATCTCCTTCTGCACTGCCAGCACCTGCGTCAGCATCTGCAGCCGGTCCTGATCCGAGCCGCGGCCGATGGCCGGGTTCACCTCGACATCCATGGTGGCGTCGTACTGATCAGGCGTGACCTTGGTCCACGACCCGCGCAGCCGGATCATCCGCTCGGGGATCGGATTCTCGATAATTTCCTGCAACAGCCCCTTGAACATGTCGCGGAAGCCGGTCTCGGCCAGCGTGCGCGCGACCAGCTCGATGCGCTCCTGGGCGCCCGAAACGAGCATCTGCACGCCCGGCGTCGCCGTCGACTGCAAAGCTTTCGGATCGAGGCCCTTACTTTGTTCGGTCACGCCGGTCCGGCGATGCCCGATCAGATCGAGATATTCGAGCGTCTGCTGGATCGTCGTCGGCGGCGGTGGCGTGTTCAGCGCCTGAACAGCCGCCGCATCCTTGACCCGAATGATCGAGCCGATCTCATTGTTGCGGACGTCGTCCAGGTTGGCCATCGTATCAACGACCACCAGCCGCGGTAGAATGGTCGAGGCCAGCGCATCTAAGTAATTCCGGAGGATGTTAGTCTTGATGTTCTGCAGGTCTTCAACCTGCTCGCCAATCGAGTGGCCGATGGCGGTGTGCGGCTCAGGGTCGGCACAGAAAATCGCGAATTTGGCCCGGGTCGCCGGCTCGTCCGAGACAATGCTATCGCCATCGCCCATCGTGCAGATGCGGCGCAGCTCGGGGACGCCGTCGCCATCCTTGTCGATGCGGATGTACCATTCGCCATACCAAATCAGGGGATCACCCTGACTGGCATCGCGGGCATTGGCGAGCATCATGCCGACGCCGCCGGGACTGCGCGCCTCCTGTTCGACAGTCGAATAGCTCGGTCCGGAGCCGGCGTGCTCGTCGGCGATATCGCCGGGCGGGTAGCCCATTTGCACCAGCTGCGACAGCGGCACCAGTCGCTCCTGGCCGACGCAAGCCGCAGTCTGCACATCGCGCGCCTCGCGGCTGATACGAAACTCGTCCGGCGGAACGGCCATGATCTTGTGCTTGGGTGTCAGCTTGAGCCGGCGCACGGTCAGGTCGAAGCGTGGCTCGATGACCTTGCCCATACCTTGCGGAGGTCCGCCCGGCCCGAGAGGGGGACCGGGCGGGCCCGCTGCCTCCATCGGTCCGGGAGGTCCGACGGTCGGCTGCCCCGGCGCCGCGCCCTCGATCTTGGGGCTGTCGCGGCGTTCTTCGTTCACGACCTGGGTGCGCGACTGCGAGATGATGTACTGACGCTGCTCAAGCGTCAGATTGGTGTATTGCTGCTCGACGACCTCGGCCTCGCGCTCGGTCCACCACTTGGCGATGCCGGT